CAATGGGTACACGTAATTATTACCATTTTAAGCGTTCAAAGTCTTTTGCGATAGCATCGGAAGGTGAGTATCTGTACGATGATGGTATCTTATCTAAAGCATGGGACACACTGAACTTTATAGATAACCACACACCGTGGAGAAAGTCACGTGATTATGCAGATAGGAACGACCACAAGAGGGCATCCTACAGAGATCCGAGAACAAAGACGGAAAAAGGTATAAAGACCGAGATAATCGGTGTATCTACTAAAGGTCAGCCAGAACGTGCAAGGGGAAAGAGGGGTAAACTGCTTCTGTTTGAGGAGGCAGGAAAGTTTCCGCACCTGAAAAAGACATATGCGATTGCAAGACCTTCGGTTGAGCAGGGTAAAATGACATTCGGTACCATTGTAGTATGGGGTACAGGTGGTACAGAAGGTGCTGACTTTGCAGGTATGCGTGAATTGTTCACTAAACCTGATGCATATAACATTTATGCATTACCGAACGTGTTTGACCGTAATATGCCACAGGGTACAGTGTGCGGTTACTACTGCGGTGAGTATATGAACCGTGAAGGTTGCTACGATGTAGATGGTAACTCTGATATTGTAAAGGCATTGATAGAGGTTTTTGATGCACGTGCAGTTATTGCGACCAGTACAGACGATCCGAACGCTTTGATACAGGAAAAAGCTGACCGTTCCATCACACCGCAAGAGGCGATGATGAAAAAGGAGGGTCATCTGTTCAATGTAGAGGATATGCGTATACATCTTGCAGAGGTGGAGACGAATCCTAAGAAATACACAGATGCTACGTGGAAGGTCAAGCTTTACTTTCAAGATGGTGAAGTAAACTGGAAACTGAGCGATAATTACCCAATACGACAGTTTCCTGTTATGGATGTCAAAGATCTTGCCTCGTGTGTAGAGATATTTGAGCATCCTGTTGAGATAGATGGTCATATACAGCCAAATGTCTATATAGCAGGAGCTGACCCTTATGATGATGATATGTCGGTTGGACCATCATTAGGGAGTATTATCATAATGAACCGTCTGACAGGTAGGATAGTCGCAGAATATACAGGTCGTCCAAGAACGGCAGAGGAGTTCTACGAGATATGCTACCGATTGATGAAATATTACAACGCACGTTGCAACTATGAGAACAACAAGAAAGGTATGTTCCAATATTTTGATAGAATAAATGCAACGTATATGTTGTGCGATACACCTGGGATATTGCGTGATATGCAGATCACAAAGAGAACAGGTTACGGTAACTTTGCAAAAGGTACGCATACGACAAAGGCTGTCAATGGATGGAGAAACAGTCTGATAAGGTCGTATCTTATGGAGCAAGCTTACGGAAAAGAAGAGGGGGAGAGGAACTACAGTACGATAGTATCACCTGGAATGCTCAGAGAGCTGATAGCGTATGATCCGTATGTAGGAAACTACGATAGGATTTCTGCGTTAGGTATGGTGTTGATATATCGTGCTGACCTTGAGAAGTATGGCATAGAAGAAGAGGGTTTTATTGATAATAACGAAAATCGAAAACAGATCGATCCGTTCTTTCTTAGAAATAGAAGGAGCATGTCTGAAAGGTTTATTCCAATGGAAGTAGATGAAGACAGGATCAGTATCAGAGAACGTATTAGAAGAAGATGACACTAGGACAAGAAGAATTTCCGTTTCAGAAAAAAACAGAACGGCAAAAAGATAAAAAGTGGGCAGAAAGTTGCGTAAGAGCAGCTTCTGACATGGGACTTTACACGGGTAGTTTCCGTGATGACTATTATGAGATCCGTACAAATATGGATCTCTACAACAACATACTTAATACAGATGATATGTTGAGTATGTGTGACCCTTTCGGTATTAACAACAATGACTTTCCGTTTGAACCGCAACACTACCCTGTAGCAAACAGTAAGATAAATCTACTGCTTGGTGAGGAGATGAAACGTAAGTTTGATTGGAAGGTACGTGTGATCAATCAGAATGCTGTTACTGAAAAGGAGCAGGATATCAAAAAGATGATCAATGATCAGTTTCTTGAGTTTGTAATGTCTAAGACACCGCAGGATCAGATGGCTGAGAAGATACAGGAGCTTGATAACTACCTAAGATATGATTATCAGGATATACGTGAGAAACGTGCTACAGATCTGCTTAATCATATAATGGAGAAGGAGAACCTGAAGTACAAGTGGAATATGGGATTCCTTGACGGTCTTGTTGCAGGTAGAGAGGTGTATGCACTTGATATTGTAAATGGTGAACCAAGAGTACGTAAGTGTAACCCTGCAAACGTGCGTATCATACGTAAGGGTCAGTCACCTGATATTCAGGATGCAGACATTATTCTTGAGTGGGGTTACCATTCAAAGGGTAATGTGGTAGATGATTACTCTGATTATCTGACAGATGCTGAAGTTTCTGAGATAGAAAAAATGGGTGTTACAATGAACTCAGGTGCTGACGAAGCAGTAGCGCAGGGTAGAGAACCAGATCTTGTAGCAGGTACGTTCAGTATGATCGAAGATGCAGATGGTAATCTTAAACCGTCAACTGCAACAGCAGATACATTGCTTTCTCCTATCAGTGAGGACGGTGCTGTTCTTGTTACACGTGTAGTGTGGAGGTCTTATCGAAAGATCGGTAAACTGAAATACTATGACCGTAAGACAGGTGAGCAGCTATACAGATTTGTTGATGAGTTCTACAAACCACGTATTGAGCGAGGTGAGGAGATTGAAAAATACATTTGGGTAACTGATTGGTGGGAAGGTACACGTATTGGTGAGAGTATCTTTGTTAAGATGCGTCCGTTCCCTGTAAAGGCATACGGTATCAATAACCCTACAGGTACATTGTGTCCATATGTAGGTGGTGACTACACACAGGAAGGTGAGCCGACAACATCATTGATGGGTCGTATGAAGCCTTACTCTTACTACTATGACTTCTTGATGTTCAAGCAATGGGAGACACTCAGTAAGCATAAAGGAGTTGTGGGATACTTAGACCTTGCAATGATTCCTGAAAGTTGGGAAATAGAGGATGCACTCTACTTTACAGATAAGATGGGATGGTTGCCAATAGACTCCTTCAAAGAAGCACGTAAGGGTGCAGCTACTGGAACGATTGCAGGTAACATGAATGCCAACAGAAGCCCTATGAACTTTGATATGGGTAACTATCTACAACAGAACATGTACATTCTCAACTTTATTAAAGAGGAGATCAGTAACATCTCAGGTGTAAGTCGTCAGAGAGAGGGTGCTATCTCAAGCAGTGAGCTTGTAGGTAACACACAGCGTTCAGTAATGCAGTCATCACATATTACTGAACTTTACTTTCAGTTCCACGATAGAATAAAGGTTGCAGTATTGAAGGCAGCACTTGAAGTTGCAAAACACGCATACAGAGGACGTAAGATCAACGTGCAGTACATTACAGATGATATGTCTCAGGTGCTTTCTGAGATAGATGGTAATGCGATACGTGAGATTGATTACGGTCTTACTGTGAATAATAGTCTTGAATACTCTCAAATGCAACAGATGTTGATGCAGTTGGCACAGGCAGGACTGCAGAATGATAAAGTAAACTTCTCTCAGATCATGGATATTATGACAGATCCGAGCATCAGTTCGGTGAGACGTAAGATCGAAACTGCTGAACGTCAGAAGTTGCAGGAGCAACAACAACAGATGCAACAACAGCAAGAACTGCAAGCACAGCAACAACAAGCAATGCAGCAGGTTGAGCAGATGAGACAGGAAGGAAATAAACAGGCAGAGCAATTCAAAGCAGATATTGCAATGCAATTAGAGAAGGTAAGGAATGATGGGAAGATTGAACTTGAAAGAGTAAAAGCTGAACTTCAGAGAGACCTTAAGATGACCGAGAGTTCAGACACTCTCATTAAAACAAAGACAGATGTTGAGAAACTCGCAAAGGAATTACAACACGAGGCACAACAAAAAGAGCTTGATAGAGAATCTAAGGAGGAAATCGAAAGGATGAAATCTGAAAAGTCTATAAAGTGAAGGTTGTTAAACTAGAAGAGGGTATTGACATCAGATATTAATTGACTTAATTTTGTAAATTAGAAATGGAGTTTCAAAACAACGAAAACGATTTAGGTTTTAGCTTTGACATCGATGGTGTCGAAGATGCTGGAACCTTTGAGATTGAATTAAAGGAAGACGCACCTAGCTCTGCTGCAGACGCTGCCGTAAAATCAGCGAATACTACAGACGGTGAAAGCACTGAGGCAGGAGATGCTACTTCCGAAGAAGGTACATTTGAGGTCACATTGAAAAATGCGATCAGTGGTTCCGAAAAGGAGGGAGATACCACATTCACTTTACCTGAAGATAAGCCGTCCTCTGACAGTGCTCCCTCTTCTCCTCATCTCTTGACGAGGCTTGCCTCGGCACTCCAAAAGGACGGTGTTCTTACTGGTATAACTGAGGAGGACATCAAGGACGTAGATATTCCAAAGCTTGCTGAGATGATCAAAGGTACCATTAAACAGAATGAGTACTCTGATCTTGACCCTCGCACAAAAGAAGCATTAGATGCTATCCGTGCAGGTGTACCTGTTGAGAATGTTGTAAAACATCACAATGCAGAGACTAAGCTGGCAGATTTCACAGAAGATCGTTTTATTGAATCAGATATAGATGATGAAGCCATTGCGGATACTAAAAAGAACATCCGACAGAATCTTATCTACAATGATTTGATTGCACGTGGTTATTCACAGGCAGATGCTGAAAGACGTACTCGTCAATCATTTAACTCAGGTGATGATGAGGCAGATGCAAAACTTGCATTGAACAGTCTTAAAAGTATTGCTGCACAAAGAAAACAAGCAGAGATCGAACAGGCAAAACAGACTCAACAACAACACGAGAACTCTCGTCAGGATCTTTTTAAAAGAGTTGCTGAATTGAAAGAGGTTCTTCCTGGGATGCCTGTTAACGAAGAAACTGCAAAATGGATGGCAGAAGCAATGACCAATCCTACGGGTAGGAATGAAAGCGGTCAGTTGCGAACCACCGTAAGTGATAAACGTAGTGAGGACCCGTTCAATTTTGATACGCGGTTGCACTACTTTATTAAAATGGGTCTCTTTGACGAGAAACCTGACTTGTCCCTTTTTACAAGACGCTCTATGAGCAGTGCTGTAGAGGAACTTGAAAAGAGCCTTTCTAATGAAGGGATCTATGAAGGAGGGAGGGGAGCTTCCCTTGAGAGTATCACCGAAAGAGAAATGAAGGAGAATTACCTCCGCATGCTTGACGGTGCAGATATTTAATAGAATTTGAAATAATACCCATTTAAAAACATGGCACTTCAATTTTCAGAATTTCAAATGTATGATGCGCAGCACTGGTCAGGATTGACAACTGCGAATCACTTGCATAGCATCTATCAGGGTCGTCCACAAAAGGCTACTGATATCATGCGAAGAATCCACACTACTAACTTTGGTGTAGACTTGGATTCTCAACTATCTAAGTACAAGGTAAAATATCTTGATACTGATGATGACTTCACATGGGAACTTATCGGAAGCGGTAAGAAAAACGTTCCTTTGGTAGAAGCACGATTGACTCCTAATGGAACTGCAGTAGCAGTAGGTGATGAGCCAGGAAGAAACGTTACTTCTTTCTACATGGTTTTCCCAGAAAGATGGTTTACTGATGAGCACATCATTGTTGGTCACAAAAACGAATTGTATTCACTACAGATTCAGTCTGAGCCTGTAGCTGATAATACTAATTGGTTATACGAAGTAAAATTGATCACTGGAGATCCTGATCTTTTTGTACCAGTTGAAGAACTTGCAGCAGGTAAAAGATGGAGCCGTGAGTGGTCTCTTGTTGAATCTACTCTTTCTAAGAAAGGTGGTGGTATCAACTTTGAGTCTCCATTCGGAATGAGAAACACTTTCTCAATGATCCGTATGCAGCATACACTTCCTGGAAACATGGTTAACCGACCATTCGCTACAGGATTCAAAGTAAAGGATGCAAAAAGCGGAAAGCTTGAGAACTTCGTTACTTGGATGCAGTATGAAGATTACGTATTCGATCAGCAGTATCGTCTTGAGAAGAACCGTCTTTTGATGTTTGCACGTTCAAACAGAGGAACAAACGGTCAGTACTACAACTTCGGTAAGTCAGGTCACGTTAAGAAGCAAGGTGCAGGTATCCGTCAGCAGATGGAATCTTCAGGTACTGA